CGCCTTGGTAATAAGTGATGTTACCGCCAGATATTTTAAAAATTGTAGGATACCCATCTATGTTGATTTTACCTCCATTCATTTGATTTTCAAGTTCGGAAATAGTTGCCAATTTATTAGGGTTGCTATCCTCAATTTCTAATATTGTAATAGGATGGTTGGTTCGTTGAATGTCATTCTTCATTTCGTCCCAATCGGGTTTCATATGATTACAATGAGGACACCAGTTTGCATAAATCAGTCCCACTACTGCCGGCTTTGCTACTGTTTTTTTAGATGGTTTCTTACTTTTCCTGGTACCTCGTTTCTGTCTAGTTGAACGAGTTTTTTTAACTCTTCGGTTTGTATTCCGTTTTACCATATATAATATATGAATATAAAAAGTGAGTACAACATTTTCTTTTCCTAATATATTATATAACTATTACCATAATGTCATATACTCGAACATTCGTAATCATATTCCTATGTGTGGTATTTTTACTCGGCATGTATGTAACAACTCTATATGAAAATAAACTGAATGTAGTCGATGAAAATACTAAACTTGAAGGTCTCGACGAAACCCCCGTACCAACCTGTCCGGATATGTTGGTACAAAAGGGTGCGGTCCTTGCCCTATACAATACAAAGCAACCAATTGTAGAGGGAAGCAATCCCATCCAATTCGGCAGTTTAGATGACTATATTCAGTATTTAGAAGTACAGCGCAAATCAGGAATTAATTGTCCAATACTCTACTTGCAACAAGAGAGTACCGCCCAGGGTAATGATGTGTATCGTCTCAGACCTAGTCCGTTTGATTTACAGGGTGGATTGCCAGCGACCAATAATGTGGTTACTGGGCCAGTTATACAAGTATCAGATGCAAATCGACTGAATGCTCCCTATAACACAAATAATTACCCTGGCTTTGATCCTCAAGGGCAATATGTAGGGGTTTATACCAATTTAGATGCAGTTCACGACTCGACCAAACAAGGTCAGGTCAGTGATAATCCAATGGATCAAAATTGGGCTGGAATACAATACACTAATATGGCTGTCGAAAGTGGAAAATATGAGGGCAATCAGGTCACAAAACCATTATTGTATACACCCAAGACTGCTTTTTATCCTTCTACGGTAGACAACGAGCGGGGTCCGGTTGATGTCATCTAATTCGATTTACTATTTCATATAACATGACAAGTTACGTTACATGAAATCTTATTCTTCGTTCTCCGTTATTACGTCATTTTCCACTGGTATACTTCTCACTAAGTATCGTCGAATGTTTTCAATCGACGATTTGTTTATTTTGCGTATTTTTCCGTTACTTTCGATTGTTAGGTTCTCGATACATCCTGGATTTCTTTGTAATTCTTCGATGAAATAAGGAAATGATTTGAAATGTTTCATGATTGCCATAGCAGTGATTGAACTGATGCCAGGTATTTGGCATAATATAATTTCACCAATGTTATCAGGGGTCACATTATCCTTTTTCACCTTTTTCACAACCGTGCAGTAATTAGAATTAGTAATTGTTTCCGTTGGGGTGGGTTGAGAAGAGAATGGATATAAGACATTTTCTGGTGTCATATCTTCTGTCGCAGTTGGTTGTTCTACGTTCCCTAAATACGCATTTGTTAGATAATAGGGTATTTTTCCTTTTGAAAATTCGCGGTCGATTTTGTCGGCCATATATAGTATCCACTCGGCCGATTCGCGAACAGTTGCCGCTCGATGTACACTAAATCCTTTGAAGAATTGCAAGGAAGTCATAGCCGAATAGATGATCTTGGTCTCTGTTCCACTACGTAATTGCGAAAACATACCTTCGAGTAAATAAAAAACAGAATGTGGCGGAAACCCACTAGAATTTAATAGGCGGTAGGATTGTTCTTCATATCTTCCGTCCTTTATGGATGATAATAGGTCTGAGAATGTTTTTCGCTCGATAATGAGAACATCTTTACCCTCATTCGTTTGTAATAATACATCCCCTATTGGAAGTACTTCGCGGGAAAGATCAACACACCCTGCACGTGTTTGTGCGCACATTTTCGCATCAAGGCTTTCATACAAAGCAGTCTCACGTTCATCTACGATAACTTTCATAACTAATAATATAATAAGTACAAATCCTTTATTATATTATCACAATTGTATTGTTATAGGGACTTAACATCCGTGCCAGTTCATGGGGAGAGTTCCCTGAGGACGAGATTGGCACACCTTGTTATTCTTGCCAATAGGCATCTTTAACATGGTAGAGTTCTGAGAAGTTTGACGAAGTGCAATGGAGGTTGCAGCTGAACGACCAACAAGAGCAGGGAAACCTGCCTTCTTGCTACCGCCGTCGGTAGATTGATTGGTTATGCTAGCAATGCTGCTCGTTTTTTTAGTTCCACTTAATACCATGATTATATACTTACTAAATATTTTATCTTGGTGAACACTAAAATATATTATAAAATAATATAAACGTAACCTCTTAATATATTATAAGACCTGAATTCATATTATTTGTGGAATAACATGAATATGGACGAAGATATTCGAATTGAAAAGAATGCTAATGGTGTCGAGACATATGTGTTTGACCCATTCAACTCCCTAAATAAAATAATCTCTGAAAATGATATTAGTAACATATTGTCGAATTATGGGATTAATGCGCCGATATATAATAAAAAATTATATGAACGAGCATTTGTTCATCGGTCATATACAAAACGACCTGATATTGAAAATACACAAAACAATATTACTATAATTGATTGCCCCAGTGATTGTTTGCCGTTATATACTAAATCTAACGAACGGTTAGAGTTTGTGGGGGATGGTGTATTAGAATGCATCACTAAATATTATTTGTACAGACGGTTTCCCAAGGAAAATGAAGGTTTTATGACCGAAAAAAAAATCGCACTTGTAAAGAATGAGTCCATTGGCAAGATTGCCTACGAAATGGGGTTACACAATTGGTTGGTGTTGTCCAAACATGCAGAGGCTAAGCAAATCAGAACGAATTTAAAAAAACTAGGATGCCTATTCGAGTCGTTCTTAGGTGCCCTTTTTCTGGACTTCAATAAGATTTCTATTCATGACGATGATGATTGGTTTCGCGATCTTTTTACAACTGGTCCTGGTTTCCAAATGGCACAAGTGTTTATCGAGACAGTTTTCGAGAAACATGTAGATTGGATTGCCCTAATTCGCAATGATGATAATTACAAGAATATTCTACAAGTTAAAATTCAGAAGGAGTTTAAAGTTACTCCCCACTACATTGAAATTTCTGAACATGATCCGGATAAAGGATATCATATGGGTGTATTCTTATGCTTGGGTCAGCCGATACATAGTGTTAATGTAGATCATGCAATTCAAATAACAAAATTTAATGGTTATAATGATATTCATCAACATATGTCACAATATAACAAAATATTCGTATTCTTGGGGGGAGGAATACACAAAATCAAAAAGAAAGCTGAACAATTTGCATGTGAAGATGCCATTGCAAAGTTGAACCGTTTCTAAGTATATTACATTGACTAAAATAATAATACATTTTGTTGTATTACTATTATTGAAATGCTTTTCATGCAAAATGAACTAGAATATAATTTATAGTAATACTCTATACACAATATTAGTAATGAGTATTCCAGCCACATATTTAGAACTATTAGAAACAAAAGTCATACCCATTCAACAATCAGATGTTAACATAGTAGGCATTTCTATATTGGATAAACGTAAACAGTCTACAATAAATAGGCAGTATATTTTAGATAAATTAAGAAACAAGGAATTATTTGTAGTGAAAGACAAAACGACCCAACTTAGTAAACCGACTGATGTACCCGGATTTGAAGAACCCAGTTCGACCATTATAACCGCAACTGTACCAGTCCCTACAAAAATCAACCAAGAGGTTATATTGTCAGAAGACGCGGATATTGATATTGATACAGAGGTTGAAACGGACAAGCCGATGGATGATATTGTACTCGATATTCAAACAGAACCTGTTATAGAAACGAGTGAAGATAAAGAAGAGCAAGAGCAAGAGCAAGAGGAAGATGACAATATTGATGATATTCAACAACTAATACGTGATAGGTCAAATGAGATAGTCGAACAAGAACAAAAGGATGTCGAGGAAGCAACTAAGAAGGTAGAGGAAATCGTCGTAGAGAAAAAGAAGCGTGGAAGAAAACCAAAGGCGAAACCGGGTGATCAATCTGACGTGGTTATAGATAATGTCGATCTAACTTCTGTGGTTATACGTACACAAAAAGTATCCGATCGCTTACCAAAAGAACGCGAAAAGAATATAGTAGTGGCGCCACCCTATTATATGAACAATCGCAAATTATTTATACAGAAAATGGCCGCTCTTTTAGAGCCAAGACGTAAAGAGATGTTAGAAAATTCGGAAACGATATCTTGTGATAGGAAACAGACAGACACATTCGATCTTTTAACGCACCAAAAGATTGTTCGTGATTATTTAAACATATACACACCATATCGAGGTTTATTATTATACCACGGTTTGGGATCTGGTAAAACATGTACATCTATTGCCATTGCCGAGGGAATGAAAACCAACAAACAGGTTTTTGTAATGACTCCTGCTTCTTTAAAAATGAATTTTTTCAGTGAAATGAAGAAATGCGGTGATGAGTTGTATAAAAAGAACCAGTATTGGGAATTTGTATCGATCGACGGCAATCCAGAATATGTTTCTGTGTTATCGAAGGCTCTTTCTATATCTACACAAACTGTTCGGTCTAATGGCGGAGCCTGGTTGGTCAATGTAAACAAACCTGCAAATTTCACTGAATTAACATCAGAAGAGCAGAAATCGGTAGATACACAATTGAACGAAATGATACGCGCAAAGTACAAGGATATTAGTTATAATGCTCCCAATCTCATGAAAATATTAACCCAACTTTCCAAAGATATGACAGAAAATCCTTTCGATAACTCGGTTGTGATAATTGACGAGGCCCATAACTTTGTCAGTCGAATTGTTAATAAAATTTCCAGACCAAAATCGGTATCTTATCTCTTATATGACTACCTGATGAAAGCCAAGAATGCACGTATTGTATTATTATCGGGAACTCCTATTATCAATTACCCGAATGAGATTGGTATATTGTATAATATTTTAAGAGGATATATCAAAACATGGTCTATGAATGTCAATGTAACCACGAGTGCTAAGGTTGACACACATTCCATATTAAATGTCTTTGACAAGGCTAATATACGGACACATGACTATGTTCAATATACGGGTAACACGTTAACTATTACACGTAATCCGTATGGATTTATTAATATGAAGAAGAAGGGTGTTTTAAAAGGCACTCAGCGACGCGAACGAGCACCTGCGGCTAGGTCAACGAAAAAGGTATCCAGTTCCAGTAAAAACAAAGTGGGTGGTGCAGGCGATGCATTCGACCGCTATGCCGGAGTGAAGCTAGATGACAGTGGAAACTTGTCAGATGATGATTTTATTAAACATGTACGAAATGCATTAAACAAATCAGGTCTGGAAGTATCAGATGCATCAATTGAAATCAAATTAAACAAAGCCTTGCCTGATGTGTCAGACGTGTTCTTAAAGACATTTGTTGATGAGGAAAGAGGCGAAACCAAGGATATTAATTTATTCCAACGCCGTATTCTAGGATTAACTTCTTATTTCAGAAGTGCACAAGAGAACCTGTTACCTCAATATGTTCCCACCGAGAGTGGTGATATTTATCATGTGGTCAAGACTGAGATGACACCATACCAATTTGGAGTATATTCGAAAATAAGAAAGGTAGAGGCTGACCGCGAAAAGAATGCGAAAAAACAGGCACGGAAGAAACAGGGCGACGATCTCTTTACAATATCCTCCACCTATCGTATCTTTTCTAGGGCAGCATGTAACATTGTTTTCCCCGAAGGCATTGAGCGTCCAGTTCCAAATGTCGTTGAAGATAAGATTGACGAGAACATTGTTGATGTTGTACCAGAAGAACTAGCCAGAGAAGTTGATGTTTACTCAAATATAGACGATGAACCCAATGAAATAACAGAGGTTGACCAAAATAATTACGCAAAACGGATAGAAACTGCACTTACACAAATAAGTGAAGTCGACCCTGATACTACCCGTAGTAAATATCTAACACCAGATAATTTACAACACATCAGTCCAAAATTTTATAGCATATTGGAGAACCTAACCAACAACGATTACCGAGGATTACATCTATTATATAGTCATTTCAGAACAATAGAGGGCATCGGTTTAATGAAATTGATATTACTGGCCAATGGATTTGCCGAGTTTAAGATACAAAAACAGGGTGACACGTGGGAGTTAATCGAAGAGGAGAAAGACCGAGGCAAACCCACATTTGTTCTATATACCGGTACAGAAACCGCGGAAGAAAAGGAAGTTATACGTAATGTATATAATGGGGACTGGGGACTTGTCCCTCTTGCCATCACGAATAAACTCAAAGAACGTGCTGACAATAATATTTATGGAGATATTATCAAAGTATTTATGATCACTTCGTCTGGTGCAGAAGGTATTAATTTAAAGAATACTCGTTATGTTCATGTGGTGGAACCATATTGGCATATGGTAAGAGTTGAACAAGTGGTTGGACGTGCACGCCGTATATGTAGTCACCAAGATTTACCAGAGGAATTGCGTACTGTACAAGTATTCTTATATATTACTAGTCTTAGTGAAGAACAACGATTAGATGAAAAAAATATGGAGCTGCGAATACGAGACGTTAGTCGCATTGACCGAGTTACACCGGTAACCACAGACGAAACATTATATGAAATCGCCAGCATTAAACAAAAGATTAATAACCAGATCTTACAGGCAGTTAAAGAAACCGCAGTAGACTGCATGTTGTACTCGAAAACTACGTCTGATAAGGAAAAACCTATGATATGTTATGGGTATGGTAAGGTAGAATCCAATGCATTTGGATCATATCCTACATTCGAGATGGATCGTGAGCAAAAAATGGGATTGGATGTCACTTCTATTAACTGGGACGTTCAAGATATTTCTATCCAAGGCAAACGTTATGCACTACGAAAAGATACTATGGAATTGTATACATTTGATAGTTACCAAAAAGCAGTCGAAAACCCCGGACTTGAACCTGATTATGTTGGACGACTGGTTAATGAAAAAGGACAATACAAAATTGTAGAGTAAACATGCAACCAATTTGATTTCATAAAAAATTGAATACTTTTATGAAATAGTAGAGATAGTAACCAAATAGTATTTACATATATGTAAAAATGAACAGCCCAAAAGAACGCTCACGGACCTCATCCTATTCAATCTCCTATCATGATGACTGTAATGAATGTGATAGGACAACTATGTTACATTGTTGTAATAAATGTGGAGATGGGGTATGCTTGAACCCAACCTGTTGTACCACGTTTCCGCATTACAATAATAGTACCTATGTTGTTTGTACTTCTTGCATTCGTAGCATTGACAAAAATCTATATGTATTGATTGACTTAGCACAATTGGCTAGTCTAAAAAACAAAATAACAACTAAATCCACTTTTAGTAAAAGGCATGGTGCACGTATTGCAAAAAAATCTAAGTAGTATAATATAATGTTAACATTAGAAAAAAGGTATCTCCTTTTTTTATTGGGTTGTATACCATTGAGAATAATAATTGCCATTATACCACTCTATATTGATACAAAGCTCCTTCCTTACTATGGGTTGATCTTGTCGCTTTTTGCGATTGCATTCTTTGTATTGTATTTCAAACAATTACGAATGAAGGCATTTGAAGGAGGAGGAGATACTTGGTGGGCAGATTTTAGAATATTGCATGGCCTGCTTTACTTATGCGCAGCTATCTATTCGTTTCAAGAAAAAATCCTAGCATCGGTACCATTACTGATAGACGCTATACTAGGATTAGTCTTGTTTATTTATCACCATTTCATGTAATTTAACATATTCGTTTTCTGCACAAAACACAACAATCACCTGTATGCTTATTGTGTTTTATATTATTTGCAAAACAGGTTGTACATACTTTATGATTACACCTAGGAACGACATAATTTGTTTCTTCCAATTCTGTCATGCAAACAGGACATGTTTCTATTTCAGGGGGCGCAGTATTTAACATTTTAATAAATTCGTCGCATTTTTGAATAGAACTTCGTATGTATTTTTTCTCCTCTGCAATATGTATGTTGTTCGGTGGAATTGGACTGCTAATATAGTCTTCCATTAACGGGTACAAGTGTTTTGATAAACCATACTGAAATTGTGCATTGCTCTTTGCATACACTGGTTTTTTATTATATTTTATAAAATTATCCACATCTTCCTTCAATTGTAGTTCTTTGAAAAATGCATCAATGTCGGCGTCACTCATCTTACTTATTCCATAATCATTGCCTTTCCATATACACAAAAAAGTTTTTCAATTTTGTAAAGTATTTCATTTATTGTAGTTTCTTAATAATGATATGACAAGATAATGGTTCTGATAATGCACCAGTTGCTTCATCTATTTTTAATCCACCAGCATTAGCACTCTCCGGATTATTTAAACTAATTATCGAGTTTATTGTAGGAGGTGTAGTGATAATACACATTCCTACCGTTGCTCCTCCTCCTGGATGTCCTACAACGGTTTCTATTAATTCATTGCCGTTTAATACTACGACGATTTCGCCTGTATTTTGTATGGTAACTTGAAAGGTTATTTCAAAGATACAGTCCGGTGGCAATATAAATTCGGTTGTCGTAGTTCCATTTCGCTGTATTCCAAATGGATTGATTAATGGTCTAGGGAAACTAATTGCATTACCTGGGTCAATCGCTAATGGATTGTCATTCACTTCGCCAGGGACACCGCTCATTTGACCGTAAAAATCGGCAAATATCGATGAAAAACTGGGGCCCGTATCGCCTTTGTCTCCCTTATCACCCTTGGGACCAGTAGGTCCAGCCTCGCCATCATCTCCTTTGGCACCAGTAGGTCCAGCCTCTCCATCATCTCCCTTGGGACCAGTAGGTCCAGCCTCTCCATCATCTCCCTTGGGACCAGTAGGTCCAGCCTCGCCATCATCTCCCTTGGGACCAGTAGGTCCAGCCTCGCCATCATCTCCCTTGGGACCAGTAGGTCCAGCCTCGCCATCATCTCCCTTGGCACCAGTAGGTCCAGCCTCGCCATCATCTCCCTTGGGACCAGTATCGCCATCACATCCCTTAGGTCCAGTAGGACCAGTATCGCCATCACATCCCTTGGGTCCAGTTTCGCCATCATCTCCTTTGGGTCCAGTGGGTCCAGCCTCGCCATCACATCCCTTGGGACCAGTATCACCATCACATCCCTTGGGACCTGTGGGACCAGTTTCGCCATCACATCCCTTGGGACCCGTGGGACCAGTTTCGCCATCAGAGCCATCTTGTCCGTCACATCCGTCATGACCATTGTACCCATCACGTCCTCTGCATCCAGTAGGACCAACAGGACCCATTGGACCAGTAGGACCAGGAGATCCAGGTGGACCATCACATCCATCGCGTCCATCTTTTCCATGTTTACCGTCTTTGCCGTCAATACCATCACATCCATCTTTTCCGTCGCGACCATCTTTGCCGTCTTCGCCGTCTATTCCAACACACCCGTCTTCACCGTCGCGACCATCGCGACCGTCTTCGCCATCACGCCCGTCTTTTCCATCGATACCGTCGCGCCCATCGCGACCGTCTTCGCCATCTTTTCCATCTTCACCTTCCTTGCCGTCTCTACCACATTTACCATCTTCACCATCACGACCATCTTTGCCATCTTTGCCATCTCTACCACATTTGCCGAGTTTAATTACCTTACGACATTGCTTCGTTTTTTGGCTGGTTCGTTTACAACTGGTTGTTGTATCACAATGCTTATAGCCAGAAGATCTGTCTGTGCATCTGCTACAATCATCGTCATCACAATCTGAATAAGGCATATATAATATTTTATATATATAGATATGAGTATACTAAATAGTTTACCATCATTATAATGTGTTACCATATATGCATTGTACAAACAATAAACATGGGTATTTATTACATACAAATAACGGATTGTATAATGATTTGTAATTACTTACATGGTCTAAAATGTATAACAATGCATTTATTTGCATATTCATCACAATGTTTGTGACCAGAATGTTTGTTGCACTTGCGCGAACTATTGCATTTTGTTTGACATTTACATTTTTGTGAGGACTTGTTTTTATTTACACAACGACACTTATCCTTGTCCCTGTCCCTATCCTTGTCCCTGTCCCTATCCCTATGATTGCGACAATTTCCACACGCACATGTGTTACGATCAGATCTATCTTGGCGTTGGTCACGTTTATGATATCTGGAATGTCTATCGCACCGATTGCATTTGTGGACTATATGTTGTGATTGGTAGCTTGACCCGTGGTCAGACGCTTGTGATGATTGATCATCAAGTGAATTTGCATCAGAATAATATTCGTCAACTGAATAATATACGTTGCTCGTCATAACAAATATATATATATCTGCCTACATATATGCAGTAAATGCAGGTTGTAATATTATAATAGTAGTTACATAGTTCTATTATTATAATTAGTAATTACATTCATTGAAGTGTATATGAAAATCTAAAACTGAAATGCTGGTACATTTTCACTCGAAATAACATACCAGTGATCGTCTACATAGTCGATGGTAGTAAAGTAATCAATAAACTCACCATTTGGATTACCATCAGCATCCTTGAATTTAATTACAACGAAAGGATTTGTGTCGACACCTTGTTTATTTTTATAAGACGCAGTATAACTAGCACTTAGGACTGTGCGCTCACTAATATCACCATGTTTATCCGTAGCATAAACGGTTCCAGCAGCATCCGTATAGATACTAATTTTTGCATACTTTCCAGACCTAATTATATCTAATATACTCTCGTTTAATGCAGGGTAGTTTTCACTATTAAGCGCAATTGCCATTATAATGTATATTATGAGCGTATATATTTTCTAAAACATTTTAACTAAATACTTTGCCTTTATTCAAGATATATCACAACTAAAACTATACTAAAATACATATATCCAAATAAAATATAAAAACAAACGCACTAAGTAAATTATAATCTTCCAGCCATTATGAATGAGGAAAACAATGTATTAACTATAAAAACCGTACAGATACAGCCAATACGAAATATGATTACGGCTATCAAGGACATATTGACAGATGCTACGATTACATTTACAAAGGACCGCATGAAAATTATTAATTTTGATAAAACACATACTATTCTAGTGAATGTGGTTTTGCAATCGAACCGTTTTGAGCAGTATGTGTGTCATCCTGAGAAAATTATTGTATGTGCAAATACTCTACATTTGTTTAAAGTGATTTCAACAATGTCTAACGACGATACCCTGTCTATGTATATTGATAAAGCAGATTACCATGACGGCATTGTATCGCACTTGGGATTACAATACGATAATGGTGATATTCGCCAATGTTATAGTCAAAAACTACGTCTCATTGAGCCAGAGACTGAGGAACTATTTGTTCCCGATGTAGAATATTCGACCGTAATCAATCTTCCTACGTCTGATTTCCAGAAAATCATTCGCGATTTAAATGGAATTTCGGATCGTATTGAAATCAAATCGGTAGGAACAGATTTAATTTTTTCGTGCGAAGGAAATTTTGCAAGTTCAAGAATTCTCAGGTCTGAATCCGAAGGGAATATGAACTTCATACAAAAATCTGATGCATCAGTTGTGATCCAGGGCGAATTCTCCCTAAAAAGCCTATCTCATTTTATTAAGTGTACGCCTCTATGTAGTCACCTAGAAATGTATCTAGGCAACAATCTACCTTTAATTATTAAATACGATGTTGCGTCATTAGGTGAGATAAGAATGTGTTTGGCATCACTCCCTCCATCTTAACCATCAAATAAAAATATGATTGAACTGACCTACGACGTACTACACGATTGAAAAACTAAATAGCAATGTATTTTGCATTTATTGTTTCTACTTGTCCAACCGTTTGTTGTTTTACAACATTTGATATTTGTGTGTATATAATAGTTACCTCATGTAGCGTTTTAAATTTGGAGTGTTGTTTACAAATCAAGGCGCCTTGTTTAATAATTTGTGATTTTTGCTTTTTGTCTAATTTAATATCGGGTGGCATTTTTGCAATGACATGACATGACGAATGACCGCTAATATGAAACCATAAATCAAATGGTTCGGATTCGTCAATTAAATCAAAATTGTCTTGTGCATTTGACCCAATTATATATGGTATCTCACGATTTATAGATTGGATATATCTTGCCACAATCTTCATAGTAATTGCGTAGTAGTTTTGTTATACGCTACTATATCATTACATTGTATTCAATTTTATTGTGAATACAATGATAGGGACCCCAACTATTATGAATTGTATTAGACAGATTCTATCACATGGTCCTGCTCTTCATCTTGATCTTCATCTTCATCAGATAGCCATACGGACATATTTGGTTTGAACAATGCATTGCTCATTCTTTTGAAATATCCATCTGTCTCATTAGGTATACATTCCTCGTCACTGTTTATTGAACCGTTACTATTATGATTTTCACTATCATCATCCTGACCATTGTTACTAGTTGACCGGGTCTCTTGGTTTTTTATCGATAAAGTTGAACCAGTTAGACTATCTGAACTGCTAGACTGACCGTGTTTTTTCTTTTCAATCCATCGATTATCGATATACTTCTGTGTTATTTTCGACTTATTTTCTAGTTTCTTCGATTGTTCTCGTAACATATACTTTTCTGGATTACGAAACATAGCATAAGACACTGCGTCATTAAAAAAATGATGTGATTGTTTCTCATGTAACGGTGGCGGCAATTCTATTTTATTCACCCATCCTCGTTTATGTCTCTTAGTATCATGTCGCTTATACACAATTAATTCGTCTTTATCTGCTAATAAATCATAAACAAGTTCGGATGGTTGTTCGGGTCTACTACGACTTTTTACTTTTTCGTATTCATTGAACTTTTCATCCATAAAATCTTTTCCTGTATACTTTCGTAAACTTCGATCGATCGATATCATTTTATAGACGTCAATGCTTATTTTGTAATATTCCTTATGCGTCGCTAACTCTATTTCCATCTTGTCTTGGTATTTCATAAACATCTCTATGCCCGTTATTATTCCACATACTAGTGAAATGCAACTACTTATGATAGATATATATCGCTGATCTAAATGTTCTTGTGTACCAACCGATGCAAATGTATTTATTCCACTGAGCACTATAATCGGTATTCTAAACCATTTAACCTGGCTTTTGCAATATTGATATTTGAACTTATGGTAGTTACTTAACTGTGAACAATTGATCCGCAGATTGTCCAGTACTCGTTCTATGTTATCCGACCATGTTTTTTCTATATTCATTACACCTGTGCTATTGTTGCCATCATTATTTGTTAGATTTTCATCCAGCATATATGTAATATATAGTGGATTTATTATATATTTTCTTTTGGAACACATTGCCGACAACTACCAATTTGCATTAGTCAAACGATTGTAATAGAGCTCACAATCATGTTCTGCTACACTCCAACACGTTAAAAATGTCTCATCATACCATCCACGCAATGTATCTCGGTCAAACAGATCAAACTTGTCGTCAAACAAACGAATATTATGTCCGACATGATAATAACGATATAATGGGAATGCTGTTACAATATCACGATTATTTGTAATACGATAATGTGTCAAATTCGTTTTCTGCTCAAATGCTTGTTTCCATTCATAATTTCCTACACGAGGACTGGCAAACGATATAACAGTAACTTGATTATCTATCTCATTTGATAACATATACCCGAATAAAGTAGATAGTGCACCTCCCAAACTATGTCCGGTTACATACACTGCATAATCTGGATGTTCCATCAACAACTCTTTTAATTTCTCCATAAGTTTCTCATATGTTTTGTTATCAGTGAGTTGCTTATGGAACCCGCTATGGACACTTATTTTATCGGTTAGCTTATGTTTGAATATCATTAGATCGTAATACCAATCGGATTTTGATTCGCTACCACGAAATACAACACTAATGCGTTTATTCAATTCACTTACAGTAACCCCTACTTGGAGGTCAGTTTCTTCATCATTGATAAATGCTGCTAATTTGCCATTTGGAATATTAGCAGCAATATCCTCCAATACACCTTTTCGAGTTTCATTCAAGTTTAACTTGTCAAAACCACCACTCTGCTTCATTTTATCCACGAATGTCTCCACTGTCATGTTGTCGTCCGTTAGAGAAATATCCTTACCGTAATTATACACTAACATTGTAACACGTAACATGTCCATCACTGATGCATAAGAAATGCTATTTAATACTTCGCTGTTTGAGAATTCAGACATCTTATACAATACCATTCGATTATTATTGGCTAAAATATTATATTAGCCAATAGTATAATGTATACTGATTTAGGGACACCAGGTGGTTATGCTCATATACTGAACGGTACTATACTATTTACAGTTGTATTATTTGTAATATTCAATGTATCAAATATTCAGAATATAGACATCTACAAAAAAATAACACTGCTTTTGTTGATTAGTATTTCAATCGGAATACATGGTATATCGCATCTCTGGTTGGACAGTACCTATAACTTGAACGACGGGTCTAGATGCAATAGATGCCCAAAGCGTGTGAGATTTTCGATCTAGGTTATAGTATTAGATGTTACTAGTTGTAAGGTAACATCTAATATGCGATTTCTAAAATTCAGGTTCATGTTTTTTAAATAGACATCCTTGTTTTGATAAGTTGTGAATAGTAGTTATCATATTGGGGTCTTGATAGCAAGATACATCCATCCAAATTTTTATAATACAAAAGTTTTTTTTGGGTGATATAGTAATACCAGTTACCTGTTTGCTATGTTCATTATCTATACATAATGTTTCCCCACATAGCAAACTGAATAAATTTTTCCATACCTCTGGTGCGTGTTTATTAATTATTTTATATGAAAAACATCCACCATTTCTGTTCTGGGGATCCTCCCACATGGGTGTAATACCTTCCCGCATTACAAACAACATACAGTTCTTAATAATGTTATCGTGGATCTTGTCGTTTAATTGTATAACTTTCTCGGCAGTGTCAATCTCACTCATAATTACAGAATAACTGGACAATTCCCAGCTCTTATCGTGTGGTAAATGGTAATACATATTCCATTTACCATTCAAGTTATGTTGTTGGGTAGGACTACTCACTGTATCCATTGTGATTACACCCGTAAAATATATATAGAAATTTCTTTATATGTATTTATTTTTATTATTGAATAATATTATCGTTGCTATCCTTCTCTGATAGATTTTCGTCTGTATTGCTATCACTAGTTTCATCATCTTCGGACAATGTTCCAAAACTAGACATTATATTTTGTTCAATTTGAGGCGGCACTGACCTATCAGTATCTGACGTTTCCTCTCTCTGGTCAGCGGTTTCTGATATATCAGACCCAGCTTCACTATTATTTGATATAGTATCTTCTTCCTCCGGTTCACTGACCTCCTCTATTGGTTCATCATTACACAGAGTGTCATCTGGGTATATAGTGATAACCTCGTAACCCATTCTTTTAATGTTGATATACTGATTTGCCTTTATCTTCACCATAGTAATCGTGGTATCCAATAGCTTTATGACATAGTTATTATCAAATGTATATTCCTGGTCTTGATGTTCTAAATATCTTCGCACAAATGTCGCCGATAATATATGATTGTTTGCAATATACATATTGGTCGGTAATTCGATTACAATCCCTTTTGACATTGATGGATGTGTGTATTCAATACTCAAAAACACATTCTTGCCTTCTGTTGTAGGCAACAAGCGCTCGGTCTTTGGTGTGTCTATATCTGTATGAAAAAATGACGAATACATGTATTTGTTTCCGATCTTCATCGTTACCAAGGTCTCTAATGAATTTGGTATGCATTTAGATGACGCTATATCACAAATTCGATCCAATCCTCTCTTATATAGATCAGTGGCCGTTTCGTTATCTGTTGTGAAATAATGATACTTTTCCGTGTATTCATAATCGTCTCCTAGGAAAATATCCATATCATTGTTCGTAATGTTCGAAACGGATATCCAATTATTACACAGTGGTTCGATTGAATATCCCATTATACATGCACGGCAATAGTCATGTACATATACACACGCATCTGTATAATGACGGATAATTGGATAGGTATTATACATGTGCTTTGCCTTTACATCCACCTTACTCTTTATCATCAAACATGTTGTCGCAATACTAACCATAATTTCGCTTAATTTAATTTCATTTAGATTTCCTACCATTATATTGAACGTTTCTAATATGTAGCTAAACGCTGATCCCATTATGATGAATAACATTTCGGTGATGCTATTCATTCTCCACGGTATATACATATCATACGTGATTATATTTATATTTCTTTCATAAATTACATAAACCGAAAGAAAAATATTATTATAATATAAATATAACTATGGTAAAATCAACCCGTGGATTGTTCGTGTTTCATCGTGATCTCCGCATTGAAGACAATCGGGGAATAAATCGAGCAACGGAAATGTCAGACGAATTGTATACTTGTTTCATATTTACACCCGAACAGGTTGGACAAGCAAATGTATACCGGTCTGACAACGCTATACAGTTTATGATAGAAAGTTTGATTGAACTAAATTCGAATATAAAAAGTAAAGGTGGAGAACTTATGTGTTACTATGGTGATCAAATAACCATTTTAAGGTCAATTATTCAGGTTCTCGGGATTACTGCTATATATTTTAATCGGGATTATAGTCCATATGCGGTGAAACGCGACGAGGCGACACAGAAACTCTGCAATGATCTGGGCGTGGTATGCACGACGTTCTCTGATTATTACTTATATGAGCCAGGTACGGTAGTGTCCGACGGTAGCAATATGGCCTATAAGAAATATACGCCCTTTTATAACAAGGTTATTCAAAATGATGTCAAAGATACTCGAATAAAGCGTGTTTTTAACTTTGGTAAATATACAGGTTCTCGTATATCAAATAAAATTTCTTTACAAGAAGCTGCAAAACGGTTTACCGATCCAAATAAGGATATTCTTGTCCACGGCGGACGGACCCGGGGGAAATTGTTGTTAACAATGGCACTACGAGACCAATCGGATTACGATGAAAGGCGGGATTTCTTTACTCACCAAACTACCCATTTGTCTGCCTATATCAAGTTTGGATGTATTTCTATACGTGAGGTCTACCATGATGTCAAACGTAAGTTTGGTATTAATCACGGCATTATAAGAGAACTTATATGGCGAGAATTCTTTGCCCATGTTCTCTTTGCTTATCCCGAAGTAGTTGGTCTTTCGTATCAACCCAAATTCCGTAAAATACAGTGGAGTAATAATCAAACTAATATTGAGAAATGGAAGGTAGGACTAACTGGATATCCTCTGGTAGATGCTTGTATGAGACAAATGAATACAACGGGGTATATGCACAATCGTGGACGAATGACAGTGGCTAGTTTCTTGATCAAAACATTATTGATTGACTGGCGCATTGGAGAACAATACTTTGCACAACAACTAACTGATTACGATATTGCTTCTAACAATGGCAATTGGCAGGGCATTAGTGGGACTGGTGTTGATATGAAACCGTATTTTCGCGATATGAACCCTTGGATACAAAGTTATAAATATGATATCCGATCCGAGTACATAAAAAAATGGGTACCCGAACTTGCCTACGTCGACCCTTCTGATATTCATAAATGGGATACAATGTGCGAGAACCCCAAATACAAACACATTAAATACCCAAAACCTATCGTAAACTACGATGAACAAAAAGTGAAAATGCTGGCGATGTACAAGAGGGCACTGTGATTGGTACTACATAAAATTGAATACTTTTTTTTACGTAGTAACGATATCAAATTACAACAACAATGAATGCAATCGATAACACAGATAGTACGACATATTACAAAAATGTCTACGCAGATCCTCCTCCTATCGAGACAGCCCAGAAATCTATCGATTATATAATGATGATAATCCACCTGATTAATCTGCACCCGCAGTATCAACGAGACGCTGTATGGCCACCGGAGAAGTTTTGTTCCTTCTTGACATCTTTATACTACAATGGTCATGCTGCGATGACGTTGACATTATGCGATACAATGGGTCAGGATAATAAATACGAGTACGAAACAATTGACGGACAGCACCGACTTCTTGCACTCTGGCATTTTAGACATTCGAAACCACTTGACCATATTAAAAATATAGCTAACAATATGGTATATATTAATATAAACGGGTCAAATGCAGTATTATTCTACGATGAGAACGAGCACACCAAAGCCTGGTGCAAATTAAACAGCCGGAACGCTGTATATATGACCAGTGATAAATATGATCCCTACCAACGAAAAAAATTCTTAGGAATTAACCTAATAGTGGTCGTACATAAATATCTTATGACCGATGCTAAAAAGAAAGCCGCATTCATTTCATTACAACAGGGCGTTAAAGTAACTAACAGTGATCTGTACCGTAACATGGAGTTACCTTTACTCAATATGATCTACAATGAGAAGTTAGAAGACTTATTTAAGAATATGCTCAATGTCATGAGTGTAGCTCCTGTAAAATATCGGATACAGTTTCTGGTACGTCTCTACCATATTTCCAGTGTTCCAACTAATATATATGACCATATGTTTACAATGACCGATAGTGTGCTTACCAAAGCATTGAAGAAGGGCGACAGTAAGTATTTTGTGATAGCTGATGACAAGTGTGGTACTAAGTTTACGCGAGATATGGAAAGAATGGTTACGTTTGCAGTAGATCACGAGGATAAAAACGTGAAATTACCCCCAATCGCTTTCTATGCTATCTTCTGCATTCTCTCTTCTATGACCGATGAAGAATATATCATGAAATATCCTATAATTAAAAGCTATACGTCTTCATTGACCAGTGATGGTTTCATTTCGAGTTTCTTTGCCAGAGTAGATCGTCAGCTTGAAGTAGATAAGAAAATTGTGAAAACCCTATGGGAGAGAAAAAACATACATAATACCATTTATAAAAAACGTAATATATATCAAATTGCGTTTGACTTACTAACTTCCTACACGGTACCGCTTATTACTAAACCGAAAATATCTAGAAGAAAGCCTCTATCGAAATACAAACGCGGCGTAGTATGGAAAAGGTGTTTTGGAGAAGAAGCTACCGAAGCTATTTGTGGTGTATGTAAAACCAATAATATTAATCTAGGGTCAAATGGATTTCACGTCGGCCATATTGTAGCCCATAGTGAGGGCGGTACAGATAACTTCGATAACCTCCTCCCGATTTGCGCTGGATGCAACCGAGATATGGGCACACAAAGCCTATACGACTACAAGTCTGGTCTCTAATTTAACGAGTTATAATGTAAAATACTTAACAAAACTACTAGTTTTTTTTGGTTTTCAATTTGCGCGAGGAAATTAGTTTTGATGTATAGAATTGATTGATTTACAATAATAAACCAATCAATAAGAAAAATTAAATATCCAACGAAACAGTATTCTTGTCAGAACGGTTCTTTCTTCTATTGGAGCGCTTAGGCATATTTGTGTTTTGCATATCTTTCAATGATGCAATTGAAATAACGGAATCGTCTTCGACGGATTGACTAGCGACCGGAGCAGGAGGCTGCTCATGAATATTCACACTACGGGTCTTCAATCCAGACAAAATGTTGTCAATACTACTCGATTGAGGCCCACGCATTTCAGGCCTAGATGGAGGTTGCTGAGGAGTATTAATGCTACGGCTCTCATCGTTCACATTATACTCGCTGTTTACATCAACACCTTGCTCTCTAAACATTGCTCCTCTACTAGCATTAAGGTCTGGACGATTGTTTGGGGTCTCTCCTGTATATACCATACCAGGACGTTGTGGAGGAGCCATATTTTGTGTCTCAACTGGTGCGGGTGGAGGAGGTCCCTTAGGTCTAGTTGAATCTTGCATAAAATTACTTGCCATTGCGAAACCGGGCGATTCTTGGCTCATGCTACTCACAGTTGCGTTTGTAAACATTTTCATTAACTCGGGACTTTGTTTAATAACATCATTGAAAGCTGGTGTAGCACTAGACAATGCCTTATTTGAGAAATTCAATACCGCAGCACTAAATCCAACACGAAGAAGCAAAGAGATTTCCGGCGCCATCTTACCGCCCTTGTATTTGTCGTGTAATTCAGAGAAAATCTCTTCGTAACTATCGATATCCTCGTTCACCTGTTCTCCCCAACCATCCAAATTAAGATCAAAAGGATTAAATACAGTGTTTGCATATTCCATCGAATTAATGAAAGTCATAAACCACCACCCCTGTAATTTAATTCCATCCTTCTTGCGTTTATCCTCCAATGCGGTTTCATATTCGTCCTCAATCTCATCAAAGGCTGACTCCATATTGAAATTCGAACCATGCTTAATCTGACCCTTCTCGTACCATTCTTCCAATTTCTTTAACATAGCACGCTTTTTACGGCGAACCTCGCGCTCATTCAATGTGGTTACCTTTTCTGCATTCAAAGGGATCTCATTGATTTTTGAAAATCCATCCCAAGTCTTCGAATTACCCATACTATTACTGGTCGCCTGTCCAATATTAGATCCACCGAAGTTGTCATCCGGTTCCCTCGGTGTTGGTGCTTTATTGGTGGTTTCACCCATGCCAAAGAGGTTAGCCGCCATTCCACTAAGACTTTTAGTCTCACTCTTTCCTTGGCTAGATAGGTCATTCAATTCATTTTCCAAATTATCCAATTCGCCTAAATTTAAATTAGAATTCGAATTACTGGATGAAATCTTTTTATCGTTCATGAGCAATTCAATACCGGTTCCTGATCCCATATTACTGTTGGATTGCCCTATATCAAGAGATACAGGATCTAAATCGTCTAATGCACCTAAATCGATTACTTCCATCTACTATGATAATTATACAAGTTTTATTTTTAAATCATCCGCAATTATAATAATATTATTGTTTCGTAAATACCAAATGCCTTGTAAAAATGCGTCGGCCAAGTCGTCTTTTTTTCGGGTATCCATTGCTGATTTCCAAGTAGACAACTCAGGGTTCGCGGTGAGCAATTCTAAACAGTAATGGACACTATCCTTTTTATGTGTTTTATATTCAGGGTTAACGTTTCGTGAAGGTTCTTTCGTATCTGTCGTCAGTTTGTCCACTTTGTTCGATTTGTCCGTTTTCAATTTATCGAACTGTTTCAGTTTATTCGCTGATGATATGAAACCAATCTGTGCATTCTCATTCGTCATTATAAAATACTGAGCCAACATACCTTGTATCGTTTTCATTCGGTTCGCAATTGGTGATATTTGGTTCTCAATGGCAACATTGGTTATTTCATCGATCCGGTCTACTTCATCTAAGCGGGTTTTCATATTACGTCCTATCTCAATCAGATCCGTTTCCGATGCGCTTTTCGCCTTTTTTGTTATAATTGGCTCGTAACAGTTTTTCGCAAAATAGGTTGTCAATTTATCCAATACATCGCGCTTTAACATCTTCTCCGGATTGGCTACATCAATGAGTGCTAAATGTTTGTTACCCAAGGCAATTAAGTCACCGACCTTCATTTTTTTCAGAGACGGTGGCAACATTTCCTTCGTGGGAACCATATATTGACTACACGACTTTGCATGCTTATCGCAATAATATTTGTCATTCTTACTATACTTGGCCTTCTTTGTACATGGCTTCGGTAATAGTTTTTTCGTCTTCGGTGTGTTTATGCAACCACATATATGGTCAGCCTCTTGTGCATCCATTAAATTTAATACATCCCAATTGGATATCATAAATTGCCCATTTGTACAGTCAAAAATACAATAGGCCATATTCTTAATTCCGACATCAAAACTTATGACCCTCATAACACAATAAACAATATAACCTACCGAGTTTATATTGTTTGGTCGCAAAAGGCTAATTCAAGAACTTATTCTGAACGTTGTCGTATAACGTTTTCGGGAGTAATGACAGGTGCAATTTTTAGGAGATCATTATTCGCTTGGTTAAGATACATATTTTTCAAATCACTTGCTGGTTTGCCAAAGCGATGCGATGCGTCTAATGCATCATGCTGTAATCGAGGTACATTGTATTCACCCTTTACTTCGTTGCATTGTATATTTGGTGGATTAGACTGCCTAACCGCAAAATTGTTCTCATTGTTGCTTTCACGGTAGTTGTATTCAATTAAATCAGATGCATTGTCAGTTAAATATTTACGATATTGCCAATTAGATGTTATACCCGCGCTGGATAATAAAGCATTGTTATTTTCAGCTTCGGGTTGGATTGTGGCGAGAACCTGTTTATTATTACTTGTTATTGGAGGGGCCTGTTTATATTGAGTATTATTCTGAACTGGATACATTGTTCGAGAAAATTCGAACTTTACTTCTGGATATGCATTATCTAAACTAGTAAACTCATTTATGGATGACATTATAATATATTATATAATTTCGATATATATTATATTACCGGCAATTACTCATTCGCCTCACCATTCAGCATTTTTAATAATTCAGCCTTTTTCATTTTGCTTGGATCAGAACATAAACCCTTTGTAATGACCAATGCCTTTAAATTTTGTATCGTCATTTTACGATATACGTCTGTAGCAATTTCTTCGATAGAATTTGGTTCGGCAGTAATTGTATTTTCTAAATATTCGTCATTTAATTTTTCTACAACAACTGGGTCAGCTTCACTAAAATCTTCTGGTTGAATAATATCGTCTACGTTCTCATTGTCCGATGCATCTACGGTATCGTCAGGCACTAAGGTCAATCCCTCGTTTTCTTGATTTTCTAATACAATCACCTTTACAGATGCATCGTCTGGTATCTCTTCCTCGGTTCCACTCTCATCATCACTGTCTTCTTCGGTTCCACTCTCATCATCACTGTCTTCCTCGGTTCCACTCTCATCATCACTGTCCTCCTCAGACCCACTATCATCGTCACTCTCATGTTGATGCTCATCCTGTAAATAATGGCTTATATTACCATCGACTTGTTCATAGTGCGTGTTTCCCTGATGATCCGGGTGAAACATCATATTTGGTACACCAGACTGAACGCTCCTCATCGCATTCATTTCGGAAACAACACTATTTATTAATTCAAACATAGTATCGCATTTTTGCTCCAATGTGTTAAACCGCTGTCTAAAATGGTACACTAGAAGCAATATCAAGATAAATGTAACGGCTAAACTTACAAAGAAGAAAGTTTCAATAAAACTAAACAGACCCATTTTACTATAAACTAATAAATTATAAGTCAAATGCAAACGAACTAGTAAATAAAATATTTCAATATATATATTACATTCATGGATACATCTTCATTACAATCTTCTCCTAAACTTAATATCGATGTGTCTGACCGAGGAATAGTTCTTAACAAAAAGTTCCTCATTGTTAGTTTATTGGTTTTACTAATATTCTCACTTTTAGGAATAAACATATTAAGTTTGTTTGGTAGCGTTTTCCAATTAGTAGGAAACTTATTTCAGTCAATTGTTAATTTGGTTAAACCGTTAATTCTGCGTATATTATCGTTATTCGGCTACACCACCGGTGCAGTTATTAATACAACCGCGGATATCGTAGGTGAAACTACCAAGACTGGCATTGACGTTGCAAGTGGAGCAGTACAGTCTGTTGGAAATTTATTAAAAGATGGCAGTAAAAACCTCATTGATAAAAATGCCAAAAAACATTTTGATAATGCACTTAACCTATCTACGATAAAAACTAGCACACCTGATGCAGATAATACGAATAGCAATATACAGACTGCAATTGGTGCCGATAAGGCTAGTTGGTGCTTGGTTGGAGAACATCAAGGGCGCAGAGGGTGTGTAGAAATCGACCAGGACACTAAGTGTATGTCGGGTCAAATATTCCCCAGTCAGCACCAATGTCTCAACCCTAACCTTACAACAAATGCACAATAGACCTCTGGAAAATTGAATACTTATTAGTTATAAGAAGTCGTTATAACTAATTACCTCAAAATAAAATCTAAATAATTTAATTGTAAACATGCCCAAAACTCGCGATGAATTGTGCAAACAAGCAATGGACGCATTTATTACAGACAACTATGATGTAACCTATAATATTACACCATTGACTAAGAACAAAGCGAACAATCTACATTGTTATGAAATCGTAGTACCCAGATTAGTAAAGACATATGATATAGATGCACACACAAATAATGATAATACTGTTCCAGCTGATAGCGTTTATCAATCCCAAGATGTAACCACGATTTTGTCTAACTTCGATGCCGCGTTTAACAATCATTTCAGTGAGTTTGCGTTGTATACAAAGGAAACCTCTAAAAGTGATCCGACAACCGTTCGTGATGTTAAGAAGTCTGCTCTTGAAATTACTCTTATTGGTATAGACAATGAATGTCTTACTGCTTGGGTGCAAGTGCTCTATCATAAGGGACATAAGCCTTATCCATGTGATGCAGAACTAACTAGTACTATCGCAAACAAAGAGACAAACCACAGTGACAAACAAAATGATGATGACACTGAAATCACCGAAGAAGCATGGATGTTAGATAGTAACCCTGATGTCAGATGTCTTATCAACCAATTAAAACAAGAACGAGAAGATCTCCGCAAGTTATGTCACGAAAAGTCCAATACAATTCGTACATTGGAAGATGAACATAAACGATCCAAACATACATATCAATTTAAATATGGGCAACTTAAACGAATGTATGAAACGCAATGCGAGCAGTTCAGATTATTAGAAAATGATAATTATCATTACAAACGACGCTATAATCTTGCCAAAACCGAGTATACTAAAATGAAAAAAATAGTAAGTGCGACAGAGAGATTACCGACAATCATAAAAACATTATATGATAATGCTAAGATGAATGAAGATTGTCCAGTCTGTTATGAAAAGATGAATATAGACAACTTGGAGGTACCACTATGTGGCCATTTTATATGTTCGACATGTTCTACCAGATGCACTAATTGTCCGATATGTAGAGTGTAACGTGTTTATGCAAGTTGTCATGTAACACGAAGTGGTAATCTTTCATTTTCACTAGGATCAGTGGTGATAGTACATCCTATCTCTGATTTTTTACTGACTTCTGTCATGTTAAACTTTACTCCATAACTAAAATCATAATTGTTACTAAAATCATTTATATTATCCTGTGTGAACTTTACATCGGCAAGAATATTGAAGTCATATATATATCCAGGTTCCGTATATAATTCCATATTTGATATTGTTAACATTCCCGTATATAGTGAACCTGAAAAATTCTCGCCATTTGCGGGAACATCAAAGGTAATTTCACTAATATTTCCATTGTCTATACTGTATTCAAGTATTCGGTTTGTTTCAACCGGATTATTCGCAAATACCACTTGTGGGTTTAAGTTTACATTTGAAATTGATAGTTTTAATTCAGCAAACTCTTTGGGTGTAGTTCCTTTATATGTACCTTTAAAGTAAACACCGATTGGTATTTGTAGTGAATATGTATATCTATCTACATTGATTTTATCAGTTATCATAATCGAGGCCATCGTTGTGTCATTTGCTGGTTCTAGTACAAGATCAGAGTTTATTACAGTAATGGTACTCAACGATGTAGTGTTTTCTCCGATTGTATTTGTTTTCCATAAAACCTGGTTATCTACGTCGGTTATCGCATAATTCTCAACAGATGAATTTGCGTAGTTGTATAAAGGGACAGTAGGGTCCTTGTATAATTTAATGATGGGTCCAGGTACATCTGATGAAGACGTCGGCGTTTGAATAAGATCATCTGTCGGACATTCTGGTACTGGAAATTCGGTGGTTCTGTCTATATTTACACTATCTAATTTAAATAATGGATCGTAAGTATATCGAACGGTATCTGTATGGATAGGCGCATAGGACTGTTTCTGATATTTGCCAGTAATCGCTTGTGCAAACAGAGATTTCTTTGTCAAATTATTCGTTCGTGTATTTAAACGATTGTTTGGGTATTGTAAAATCTCGAATTTTCGTCGCATATCAAGTTGACGTTGCGTATAAGTTGGATATGGCGATATAGGTGTTGCTCTAAACGAGGGCATCGCAAATAATTGTTGACGCTTTCTCAAATTACATATAGTGTCGAGGTTTAAATCAATATTCGACATCAAATAAAATAAAATATATATATTTTGCGAACATATATTTTACATTACCACCACTGGTTACTTAGTATTTGGATGCATACCACCGGTTGGAAAGGTATTTGAACCCACCTGATGGCATAACATCTTCGGCGACCTTTAAATTTGGCCCGGATGATACAACATTGTTAATCTCAAATACATTTAATGCGCGACTGTAATATCTCAGATTGGATAGCTTACCCATAAATCCTCCTTTCTGGCAAATATGAATATCACCATAATTCTGTTTGGGAGTATTTGCTAATAATAATCTATTTACTACCACGCCATTTACATAAACATCTAGTACTGTGTTTTGGAGGCGTAATGCCACATGAAACCACTTCTTAATTGGGACATTGTCAATATCTAAGGTAGTATTGTCGTCGGTTGATGATACCGAGTTCATGATAACATGAAGACTGTTATTCATAGGACCGATATAAAGACCAGGTCCATTGTTTACACTCGATAAGTTCGACGTAGTATTAATATTACCATCTCCTTTACTAAATACATGTTGATATTTACCTTCAACCGTACCTAAATCGTTTAAGTATAGCCAAGTAGACCAGGTAAATTCCATACCCTTCGACTGATCGTTTGATCTAAATATCTGGACTGCATTTGTTTGCTTGGGGTCCTGAGGTATAACTTTTGAGTGGTTTCCGTCTATTAAACCATTGATTACATAGGGATCCGGTGATGGCTCTGTAAAATAGCCTATTATTGATATTCCTAAATTAAACAATATTAAAAACACAATCAATAACAGCAAAATAAAAGCAAATTTCGCAATGATTGTGTTTGAAGTTAAAAATCCGGTTGTAGCACCTACACCAGCACTAGCTTGGGTTGAGAAATCGTCAAATGTTGTTGTCAATGACGACTTCACTCCGTCTAATGCAGACCCGAGACGCTGGGCAACGGGAGGAGTAGATGCGGATATTGCAATTGGTGGTGCATTTGGTTGAATATTCATATCAGTGTTCTATACTATATAGTAGAATATATAGTATTGTATTACGATTTATTTAAAAAGAGAACTTTGTTTGTTCTACATTGTTCTTTAACACAGAAACGTCAATGCCATAGGATGAGAATGCACGAGATATCGCATTCGTACCATTGCCCTCTAAATAGGTATTCCATGCAGTTTCTGGGTCAACGGGTACAGTCCAACGTTTAAATTCAGATGTGTATGCATCGAATGACACAAATGGTTGGGTTTGACTATTTCCTAAATAAATTGGTGCAGAAGTTGCATCTGGTGGGATAGCAGGGAACACGCCACCTGCCTCATTACTTCTGTAAAAACGTTGCGACTTCACTAACTTGCCATCTAGATATACATCGGCAAACTGATTATCTACACTTAATGTTATGCATACCCATTTTTGCAATGGGAAGTTCTTGGTAACTATCATCTTATCGAACTTGGGCATGCCACTTTCGTCCGTCTCATTCATTGCTAAATCTACATTCAGTGTAGGACTAGTGTTATCTAAGTACACCTTCATGTTATTAGGACGACTAAACAACGTTTTGGGAGAATTGTTGTCCCAGGTATTCACATATACCCATATATTATAACCATAACGGGTATTTCTTGCTCCTTCCACCTTAGTAATAGGAGTAATGGCGGTTTTTAAACTAGCAGAACTAGACAATTGTGTTACAGTTCCAGTAATGTATGCATATAACACGTATACTAGTAATATGATCAACACCGACAGAATTATGGTAGCTGGCTTCATTGTATATTAATTCATCACAAATTATTTACAGGCGGGTTCTGTTTCATTAACATATTATAAGACGTTGCTATTTGTCCCTTTGACTGGGGTTTGTTGTGATATTTGATGTTACAAATTGCTCCATCTAGTCCTTCCACTGCACCAATGGAAATTATATCTCCGGCGGAATATTCCGGCTCATTCTCATCAAATACGAACGTTTTTTCTAAATGTCCGTTTAAAAATAGGTCTACTTGCGAAGAATTATAATTAAAAACGAGTTGGTTCCATTTCTGTGGTTTTATATTCACTTTATAACTTCGTTTCACTTCTTCTCCGCGATTTGTAAAATATACATTCAGCATGTCTGGTGTTTGATTTCCATCAGTGTCAATGTTATTAATATAAGTGATCTTTGGCAATCCATTACCGTAATTAAATATTTCCGTTTCCTTTGCATAGGATGCATAATTAGGTGGTTGCATATTTAGATATAACCACATTGATATACTATATGAACGTTTGAATGTTGTAGTTGCCTCATCGCTATGTCCATTATTTACAAACGCATGGTTATATCCACTTCCCAATTCCTTTTTAATATCTAAAAAGGCGGTTTCTGCTAATAAGGGCGTTCCTTCCATGACGCCAATCTTTCTTATTATTAATGGTATATAGATATACAACAGCGCTGCCACCAGTTCTAGTATAAACAGGTAATATACAACATTCGTGGTTGCACCTAATTCAGACTTAATATAATTGATAAAATCTAGAACTAGACATGGTATGTAGAACAATAGGTGAGCAAATAGTCCACTCCATCCTTCCATTGATTTTAAATAGTTGCTATAAAAATAGAATACAATAGCCAATGCGACAATTACACCAAATGCCGCTAGTCCAGACATGATGTACGTCAGTTTGTTTATAGTATCGCTTTCTCCTCCCGAGTAATAATATAGTGCGGTTCCAAATATTAGTGCGAGAGAAGATAATCCCGTAATAAGTGATTTCATATTGACACCAAATAAGTTACCCATAAATGTATAGAACAAACCTCCAATTATCAAACCTGCAATAGGATATAGGTATCTATAAATACCAATGGTTGATGCATTCGGGTCCTTTGTCGCATACTGCATAAAACCAATTATGCCTCCTACTACCAATGCAATGGCACCATAACTGGTATAACTTTCACTTGTTGCATTTGATACTAGATTTTCATATGCATAAATAAATAATTCTTTTAGAGATGAATAGATGGTGGTCACTGGCTTTACGATTAACCATATAAACATTATACTAATTATGTAAAAAAATGTATATAGGATGGATTGTATACCGGTCATAACCTTTGAACCAATTTCCTTTATATTTGGCATATTTTAGTTTGATTATACAATAATGTATATTTTATAATCGATTGTATTGCAATTTACAAATTCTCGATGGTGGTTTTTTTTCCATGACACTCACGACATAAAGCCACTAAATTATCTACATGATTACTGCCACCATATTCTAAACGGACTGTATGATCCACCTCAAACCAAGCATTCAGTTGGCTTTTACAATCTGCACATTTCCAATCCTGTCTAGACGCTACAAATTTCTTTTTCGTTTCACTTACCGATCGTTTTGTGGATTTTTTACCTGAGTTTAATATTCGGTTCTCGGATACGTATTGATTGTTGTTTGTCATTTGAATTATAGGACTATTGCTATCATCAGACGTAAAGTTTTGTTTTGAGGTAAAGTCCAATATTGGTGAAATGATGTTCGATGCATTCTTATCTATCGGTAAATATTTAATATACTCATTTGACATTGAAACCATCTCGCGTGCACGTAATGGATTTCGTTTGATTAGTATATAAAACATCAATGCTCCAAATGCTACACCTGCCATCTGGTAATATTTCTTACCGGAAAGTAGTAGTTTCGTATATTTACCGTCGGTATGTATGTTTGCAATGATAAATCCCGCTATCAGAATAATTATCAATTCTATTCGCATCGCGTCTTTATATTACCACGAGACTTTTTCATTTTATTCATAATACATGTATATCAAAAATACACATGCCAGAATTAATGCGATATGTATATATTGACGACGCACGTGTATTTTTTCGTGTAAATAAACCGGTTTCGGCTTGTATTCTGCTCTATACTTTTCGAGTGCATCAGCTAAACCAATCTCTTCTTTTCCTAATAACACATTCAATTTATTATGTATAAAATGAACCCAACGTACAAAGGATGTTCTGTTGTCTAAATAAGGTGTTACTGGATATTTATCTAATAATTCACTAAATTTATTTCCCATCTCTGATATCGGAATAAATAACGGCATATTGTGTATAAGATCGTAATATTTGCGCTTCGATACTTCATTCGGGGTCAATGGATACGATTCCGCTACGGTATGTAAAAAAAACCAGTAGTGTGGACCCCATACAGTTGGATCAAATATCATTTCCTATTATCAAATAGTTATATAAAGATTTGTCACTTTATTCAATTAGGTTAAACTAAATTAGTTACATGGGCGATAATTATTGCAATAACTGTGGAAAACATGGTCATATATATAATCAATGTAAAATGCCCATCACTAGCATAGGCATTATTGCGTTTCGCTATAATACAAATAAAATTATTGAATATTTAATGATACGCAGGAAAGACACTCTTGGATTTATTGATTTTATGAGAGGTAAATACTATGTTAATAACAAATTTTACATTTTAAACATGCTCAAACAAATGACTGTTGTTGAAAAGGAACGGTTGCGGGCATTAGAATTCGACGAATTATGGCGTGATATATGGGGCGATTGTAAAATATCATGCCAATACAAGCATGAGGAACATATATCCAAAATAAAATTCAATTCCTTAAAAAATGGTATTTTTTATCGATCAGAACCATATAATCTAAATCAATTAATCGACGAAAGTAATCAATATGGCATATGGAATGACCCGGAATGGGGATTTCCCAAAGGAAGACGGAATTATCAAGAAAATGATTATGCATGTGCTTTAAGAGAATTCAGTGAAGAAACTGGCATTCATGCATCTAACCTTAGTTTGGTGCAAAATATTATCCCTTATGAAGAAATATTTACGGGCTCTAATTATAAATCTTACAAGCATAAGTATTTTTTAACCTATGTGGATAATAATTGTCATGTAAATATGGACAATTACGAAGTGTCTGAGGTTAGTCGCATGGAATGGAAGACATACGAACAATGTATTCAAGACATTCGCCCTTACAATTTAGAAAAACTATCCATGTTAACAAAAATAAATCAAACACTCACTGGTTTCCGATTGAAACGGTTTCTGTAATCCATGAGGTTTTGAATATTTGTTGATACAAATGAAATATGTGTGTAAAATTATATACGCATATTTTAAAGTAATAAGGTAGGATGTCTCAGATTACAGAAAAAATAAAACCGATTTCCAATAAGCGTACACTGAAAAAACGCTGTCCACCAGGCGAACAAAGAAACCCTATCTCTAATCTATGTGAAGCTATTCCCAAGAAAACGACGAATAAAACTGTATTAGGATGTTCCGTTGATTATGTCCCTACAACAGAAGAGGAATTGATCCGCATGAATGAATTGCAAAAGATGTCTGGTCAAGCTCTACGTGATATTCTATCTGAACTAAAAGGAGAACCTACCGGTCAAAAAAACTCTTCCGATGCTAGGCGTAAAATCGATCTCGTCAAATTAATAATATGTATTGAGAATAGACCAGTTGAGAATATTGAGCCAACGTTATCGTCTTCCTTACCATCGACAGAGGATATTATTACACCCATTAATAATGATGTTGTTGAACCAGTTGTTGAACCAGTTGTTGAACCAATACCTGACGAAGATAGTATTTATATAAAAGACGATGGAGAACGACTAGACGCAAATGACATAGATGACAATTTGGATGTAAATATGACGTCTAGTGATATGGAGCTACAAAATTCGATTGGCGTTGTACCGAATGATATGGAAAGCAAAGAAGGGAATGTATTCCAATTTAACAAAGAATACTATGAACATCTTGCATCCAATGATGATGCTAATTCAGACTTTCTATACCCTGAACTGAATGACCCCAATTTCAATGTTAAAATTGCAAAACGCAAAGAGTTCCACGATACGATGTATGACGGAAAAATACGTGATGTGAAATCACATGCAGAATTGTTATGCAAGGCCGATTTTGAATTAATGCCACATCAAATGTTTGTTAAGAATTTCCTTTCTTTCCAGACACCATACAATGCCATGTTGTTATATCACGGCCTAGGTACTGGTAAAACATGTAGTGCTATCGGCATTGCCGAAGAAATGCGCGGATTTATGAAACAGATTGGTTTAACCCAGCGAATATTAGTTGTTGCTTCACCCAATGTGCAAAACAATTTCCGCTTACAACTATTCGATGAGCGGAAATTAGAAGCAGATGGAGACCTATGGAATTTAAATACTTGCATCGGTAATGCATTGATAAAAGAGATTAATCCCACTAGTATGCGCGGTATACCGCGTGAAAAAGTGATTAGTCAGATTAATAGTATTATAAACAAATACTATTCTTTTGTCGGTTATACCGAAATCGCACATTTCATACAACGAAAGGTGTTTATCAACGACAACATGCAATACTCTGCAAAAGACCGCAAAGAGATGAAACTAAGGCAAATTCGCAAATTTTTCAACAATCGCCTTATTATTATTGATGAGGTTCATAATATTCGCCCAACGGAT